CAGCGCTTCGTGGACGTGTACGCAGGCGGCCAACTGGTTCCGTGGAACACGCCGATGCAGGACCCGATAACCAAGCTGTGGCGTATCTTTATTCCGGCCGGTCTGCGCGACAATCCGTACCTCGCCAATAACGCGGAGTACTGGGGCATGCTGATGAGCCAAGATCCCGTTACACGTGCGCAGTGGATCGAGGGGGACTGGCATGCAAGCGGCGGGGCATTTTTCCGAGACTACCGTCCGTTCGGGCCAATAGGCGAGCAGGAGCAGACCGAGTTCCCGTGGGCTCGGCATCTCATCGAGCCGGTGGAGCTGAAACCGTGGTGGTACCGATGGGGCAGCGGTGACTGGGGCTACGACCACCCGGCGGCATTTCACAAGTTTTGCCGCAACGATCACGACAAGCGCGTCCACGTCTACGACGAGTTGATGCTGCGCAAGGTCGGCAGCTTTGAGATGGGCACGCTTCTGGCGAAGTGGTGGGCTCCGGAGCTTGACGACTTGCCGGAACATCAGGTCACCATTTACCTGTCGCCCGATGCGTTCTCTAAAATCGATGAGCCGAAGACCCGCGCCGAACAGATCGAAGCGGGTATCAAGAGCGTGCTCGGTCCCTACGGCGGTTTCATCCTGCACTACAACGAGGAGGAGCGGCAACTGGCCGCACGCGACGAGAAGGCGGCCAGTATTGCCTTCGAGATCCGGCGCAAACAGCAAGCGGGCCGGGTATGTATCATCATCCAGAAAGCCAACTCGCATGACCGCGTAGCGCGCTTTGCCTACGTGCGTGATTTGTTGCGGTTCCGGCCACTGGTAGCCGATACCAAGCCGGATGCGGAATACCTGACGGCGCTATTCGCTCGCAAGGGGCAAGCGGCATATGAGGCAGAAGTCGCGAAATACGCACAGCGCAAGCCTGAGATTCTTCCGATGCTCCAAATCTGGCGTGTGTGCCGGGAACTCGACCGCTGTATGCGCGAAGCGGTCCACAACGAAGGCCCCAAACACGAGGAGCCACTGAAGATGGATGCGGAAGATGGGGTTGGTGGAGACGACAGTCTCGACAGTTTTTCGTACGGCGCTTTCGCCTTCCGCGAGATCCAGAACCAGATGCCGCGCGCCCATTGGGTCGCAGAGCGCATGGAAGAGGCGCAAGCTAAAGCACCGGAGCCGATCACGGACGTCAACCGCCTCATGCAGATCCAGCGGCAGCAGGAAGCGCTATACGCCAAGCAGCACCCGCCGAAAGGCGGCACGTATACACCTCCGCGGGCCGGTAGCCCGTGGCACAGGAAATAAGCATGTCTCCATTCATGAAGAAGAAGAAAAGCCCCTTTGAGCTTGAGGAGCCCGATTCACTCGATGCCCCCTCGTCCCCGTCGCCTGGGCGCTTCGGCGCCAAGGCGAATCCACGAGGTGCTGCGGCGCCGGCAGCGGGTGCCCGACCACCCGCGCTGGCTGTCGCAATCAAGACAGAAGCACCAGAGGAAGGTGCTGAAGAAGCCGGCGAGGACTTCGGCGCGAAGCTCGCCCGCGACATCGACGCAGTAGCGGAGCCGCACGGCATGAGCGTCGAGCAGGGGCGCGCCTATGCCGCCGATCTGTTCGCGGCCGTGGCGGATTGTTTGGCTAAGGCGGGTGGTGGCGGCTACGGTGGTGGCGAGGAAACGGCAGAGTCGGAGACTCCCGAGTACTGATGCTGCTACGCCTGCTTGCCCTTTTTCCTGTTGTTGCGCGGTTGCTCGAGGACCTGTCTAAATCGCAGAGCGAAATCTATACGCTCCAGGACCGGCTGAACCAGGTGCTGAATGACCGGGACCGGGTATGGAAAGAGATGCAGAATGCTCTGACGGGAGAGCGGCATGCTCTCCACATGTGCATCAACATTGAATACCAAAGGCGCTACGGCATTGTGCCGTATCCCGATGACGTGAAGCTTCCTCCCGCCAAAGATCCTGGAGGGCCGGTTACACCCAAGCTCACGGCATCCCAGGCAGTAGCGCAGCAGACGGACAAGTTGATCCAGGAATTAATGACGCGCCGCGGGGCTTAACGAGTGCTTGAGCTTGGTCCCGCGCAAGCGGAGATGACACCAGAGCAGATCCTGGAGCAGTATGGGAAACCAGGTGGCCCGATTGACGAAGTGCTCAAAGCGTGCCGTGATCCGCAGTTTGACTACGAGCGGCAGGTGCAGATCAACCGGGCCCGCTACAACTGGCGGATGATTCGTGGGGATCAGTTCATCGCACCGGGCTTCACATCGTCAGGCACCGGCAGCGGCTCCGAGATCATCGATTATGTTTCCATCGATTCCTTTGGCAGCGATGAAGTGCACGGCGCGGATGTCAGCTTTGCCTATCCGATCAACGTGCTTGGGGGCGACTTGTGGAAATTCGTTGCCGTCATGGGCCAAGGGGCGCCGCGGGTCAAGGCCGTTGCTGACGATATCGAAGATCCGCAGCATATCAAGCAGGCCAAGGACGCCAATGCGGTGCTGCTCGATAGCCGCGTCAAAAACAATTGGGACGGCAAGCAGCGGGCATTGCCGTTTCATCAGTACACGACCGGGCCGTCGTTCGGCTATACCGCTTACGTGGTGGACCGGCAGAAGTATGGCGAGACGGTAGAGCCGGATATCTCGATTGAGGAGATTCCGCAACCGGACGGCAGCATGCTCCCCGTGCCTGTGCCGGGGCAACCGCAGGTTTATGACAACGGAGACGTGGAACTGCATATCTGCTCCATTCTCGAAGTCGCTGTGCCGTTCAAGATGAAAGCGCTCAGCGATCCCGGCTGGCTCAATTACGAATACATGGAGAACAAGTGGCTCTTGCTCTCCCGGTTCCCGCAGCAACTCGAGCAGTACCGCCAGGCCGATCCCCCCGACGAGGATGCCGACGCAGTAGCGTCTGCATCCGCCGAGGCGCGTGACGCCGTGACGAACGCATCGGGTACCGGCATTCCGCGCAAGTCCACGGAGTGGCGCTTTCGTCAGGCATGGGCGGACCCGCATCTGTTCGAGGCGATCACGGATAAGACGGCACGCGAGACGTTCAAGCGCATGTTCCCCGGTGGGGTGAAGATCTCCAAAGTAGGTAGCGTTCCCGTCGAGATCAAAGAGGAAAAGAAAACGGATGTGTGGGCGGTCTGTAAAACGGGGCACGGAGACGGCATCTGCGAGGACCCGCTGTGCGCGGATAGCGTGCCCATTCAGCGAATCATCAACGATCTCGGCAATCTGGCCATCGAGACCGTATTGCGAGCCATCGCGCAGACCATCGTGGATCAGATGCTGCTCGACCGGGAGACGATTGCCAAAAAAGAAGCGATTCCCAACGAGATCATTTTTACGATGAGTCCTATGGGGCAGGACATCTCGAAAATGATCGCCCAAATCCCGCCTGCCCGCGTCTCCGATCAGCTTGTGCCTCTGTTTCAGATCTTCCGTTCACTGCAGCAGGACATTACGGGCATCCGGCCGGAACTCACCGGAGGCGGCCAGGTGTCCAGCACCTACCGCGAAGCCAAACAGAGAAAAGACCAGGCTTTGATGCAGCTCACGCCGCAGGCTGACGAGCAGTCGCAGTTCTGGGAGAGCGTAGCAGAGAACACGGTACGCCAGCGTGCGCGTTACGGCACCGGCCAGGTCAAGCACGCGGAGAAGACACCCGTAGGCTTCGAGTCGCATTCCGTGGACCTCGCGCAACTCTCAGAAACTGGCTGGCATGCGGAAGCGGACCCCGGTATTCCGATGTCGTATACGGAGCAGGCCGATAAGCTCTACGCCATTTTGCACGAGACCAAACCCGAGGTTCAGCAGAGCCTTTCGCTGCTCGATCCGATCAACCTGGATGTGAATCTCGAATTGCTCGGCCTACCGAATCATCACAGCGTATTCGAGAACCAAAAAAAGAAGACCGTCAAGGATGTGCAGGAGTTGCTCAAAGGCGAGCCGATACCGGGACCGGACGGCGCGCCCCAACCGTCGATTCCTATCGATCCCTACGACGATCACCAATTTGTTGCGGAGTTCCTGCGGCAGTGGATGGTCTCGCCAGGCGGCCAGGATCATAAGCTCGCATCTCCCGCAGGCTTTGAAAACGTACGGCTCACGCAAGAAGCGCACGCCCAGATGTCCGCTCCTCCGCAGCAACCGATGCGCGCGGGTCTGAACGTAAGCGGCAAGTTGATGGAGTTACCGCCTCCGGTGATCAACGAGATCCTGCAAGGCGCGGGACTGTCTCCCGTACCAGAAGAAACGCTGATCCCTCCACCACTGCCGATGGGCGCGGACGGGGGAGCCCCAGGACCATCAGGGCCTGAGCCGGAAGCGCAAGAGGAACCGCTCGAGCCGTTACCTCCGTTACCGGCAGGAGCAGCGCCGTCTGCGGCAGTGCAGTAAAGAGGATATCTCATGGAAGACACAGGAATGGTAAATTCTGGCGCGGATCTGGCCGCCAGTTGGAGTCCGGACAGCGGAGCGGCTGGCGCTAGTGGCGGCATTAGGCCCGGTGCCGAGTCACCAGCCGCTACCGCGCCGGCCATAGAGGAACCGGTATCCCCTGACGCGGAAGGGGGCGATGTCGATCTCGATATCCTGAACGATCCCGGTGCCGAGGTGCAGGAAGAGGTCGAAGTCGCGGCAGAGGAGCCGTCCGCCGAAGCCCTTCCCGCGGAGCCTGTAGAGGAATTGCCGGAAGGAGTCTTCAAGCGCCGGGACCGCACCGGCAAAGACGGCTACTGGCTGGAGCCACAGCGCTACGAACTTTTTCACGGTGCCCACAAGCTCGCGCGGCAGGTTGAAGACCTCATCGGTGAGCCTCTTTCGATTGAGGCGATACAACTCCGCGACCGTGCTTATGCCGGCCAGGAACGGTTTTATTCGGACTTCCTATCGGGTGATTCCGCATCACAGGGTAGAGTGATCCGGCATTTGCTCGATGAAGCGAAGCGTGCGCAACAGGAAGGGGAGATCGGAGGTGATCCAATGGTCCCCTTCACTGAACAACTCTATGGTGCGCTTCAGCAGAGTCACCCGGAAGCCTATGCGCAACTGCGCCAGCAAGCCTCCCGCGATCTCGTGGACGAGATGTACGCAGAGGCGGCCTCTAAAGGGAACCGCGCCCTGTGGCTCTCCGCGCAGCACTTCGATAAGACATTGGGCCGGAAATGGAAACCCGAGACGGACATGGCGAACTTCGCCACAGACGATCCGTTGGCCCAGTTGCGTTTGGAGAACGAACAACTCCGCAAACAGATTCTCACCGGCACTGCCGAAAACTCGGCTACGCAGTTCGAGCAATTCCGCAATGCCGTGAATGGAACGATCAGTAAGACTGTGAACGATGACGCGATCCTGCCTGCTCTGGATAGCGTCAAAGAAGCGTATGCGAAATACCCCGACACATGGAAGGCCGTTCAGGACCGGCTGCACAGCAAGGTCTTAGAAGGCTTCAAGCAAGATGACCGCTTTGCGGAGCGGGTTCGTTTGTTGCTTGCACAGGCGCGGCGCGCCCCGTCTGTCCAGCGCCGTCAGGAGATCGCGGAACAGATTCAGTCATTGCACAGGAATAAAGCCAAGCTCATTGTCGAGGCGAATAAAGCCGCAATCCTGAGCGAGGCGGGCACGCGCCTGAAGGAGCAGTCGGACGCCACTCACAAGCGGCATCAGGCCGCACAGAAACAGCAGGCCCCTGCGGGCGGCAGGCCCGTGCAGCGATCTCTCGTGCCAGCAAACGGAGACCACATGAAGTTTGACGTGGCGACACCGGAAGCGCTGGCAGCGAGTCTGCGCGGACTCTTTCCCGCTAAACGCTGAGCTGAAATAAGGACACAATTCGATGGCAAGTCAACAACTCTGGCAACAGTCAGAGGTGATCCGGAAAGGTGCGTTCCCGTTTTGGTCGGTGAAGAAATTCAACGTACTCACCGATTTCATTAAGCGGGGAGAAGTCACGCAGATCGGGGAGAGGGATTTCAGGATTCCGTTTAAGAAAACATTCGGTGGCCGCTTCGGGAAATACGATCCGCAATTTGGAGACATGGGCCGCGGTACGCAGATGTCCGGTGACGTCATGATTCAGTCGTACTTCAATGTGCGCCTGAATTTTGAAATGGATATGTTGGCGATCAAGGCCACGCAGGACCGCAGTATCGCGATTCAAGATCCTTTTAAAGATGCCGTCGCGAATGGATTCTTTGAATTTAAACTCTATCGCGACAAGTGCTACCACAGTGACGGAACCGCAGTGCTCGCAACCGCTACCGCGCATTCCTCCGCGAGCGGCACGAGTGTGTACACGATGGACACGGAGTTCGGCGTGCAGCGGTTGCGGCGCGGCCAGTATGTCACGGTGTACAACAATGCGCTGACGACGGTGCTCTCTGCAAGCTCTCTCTACATCACCGGAGTGAACACGCAGGCGAAGACGGCGATTCTCTCCGGTATCGTTCCCGGCGCGGGCGTCACGGACAAGTTCTGTTTTGAGGGCGTCAGCGGCGCGTCGCCTGCCGGATATCGCGGACTGTACTACTGGATCAGTTCCGCTACATCCGGCGTAACCGCAGGGGTGGACCGGGCGCTGGAACCGGCGATCATCGCGAAGTCCGTGGATGCCGCCGCGGGGCCGCTGCTCGGTGAACTGGTGATGGCCTTGTATCACCGCATCCTCAATGATCGCGGAGAAGTCGCCAACGGCTTGCTCGGCATCTCTTCACCGGCGCAGCAGGCATATGTGTATAGCAACGTGATGTCGATTCAGAATTACGACCTCGCGCAAAGCTCGACACGCGCCGTTGATCGCGTGCCTGAACTGAAGGGCAAGAAGAGCTTCATGTGGGGCGACATTCCGCATTACGTGGACATTCACCAGTCGCGGCTACGCAACGATTACATCATTCCCGATCAGTGGGGCATCGCTCGCCTGGACGAAGAAAAGTTCTTTCAGACACCGGGCACGTCGCAGCGGTTCTTCCCGCTGTACGGCGGATCGGGCGCACCGGCGGCTGGGGTATGGTTCTCACTCACTTGCGATGAGGATCTGTACACGGTGGACCCAGGGGCGCAAGGGGTTGTCTCGAACCTTTCTGTGCCCGCCTTGTACGCATAAAAAATTTAACGTCGATTGCAACCTCCTTGTACCAGAACAGGGCCAGCTATCAGCCATAGCTGGCCCGTTTTTTTGAAGCGCATGCTCGATAAAGACATTCAGCGATTGAACCGGCGCCTGGCCACTGATCTCGGCACGCTGCACGGGCACCCGTGGTTCCAGTGGGTCTGGGCGCCGGATTGTACATACCTCGAACGCCAACCGAACACGGAGCACGAACGCTATACGCCGCGTTCTTGGGGCGACCGGCTCGGCAAAGTGTGGGTGTTGGCAGAATGGGGGCCGCCTCCGGTATCGCGGGAGGTGTGGCGGCGCACCTTCGCCGGCCAGTTCCCGTATCCGGAGAAAGGCCGCGAGATCGTTCACGGCGAGACGGCTTTACCGCTCGGCATGAAGCCGGATGAGGCGGTCACCCAGTTCTACATCAAGCGTATCCGCGAGCAGGCGTCTACGACATACGCGGCGCATCTCGCGGAGATCAACGCGGGGCTCGACAAACAGATGCTCGATACCCGCAAGGAGTTTATGGCTTACGCCGATGACTGGTTCCCCGCCTACTGGTCATCGAAAGGCGGCGCGCACACGCCCGGCAGCCGCGGCGGGCACGTCTCGTTTGGAGGTTCTACTTGAACGCATACGTCGCATCGATTTTCTTCACTGATCTTCGCGTGGAGCGGCCATTGTACGGAGGCGACTTCTCACTGCCCGCAGTCCCGCGCGGGCAGTCTCCATACCTCTTGCCGATCGCAGACCACATCCAGATTGAGCGGATGCCGTTTATCGCGGGTGGCGGCATCGTGCCTCGCGTGATTGCCGGGGAGCACATCGCGGCCGATGTCGTGATGCACGTCTCCACGCTCGGCATGGGCATGTCGGTAGAGACCGGGCCTGGCGTATGGATGGTCCGTGATCGCGTGCCGCAGAGCGACGATGACGGCAACTGGATCATGCAGGCTGACGGCAAGCCGGTTACTCGCATGGCGACGGACGTAGAGCGTAACCAGATGTTCGCTGAGGACCTGACGAACGCCACCGAGCGCCAGGAACGCTACGGGCAATACCTGATCGCGGAAGGTGACAGGTACAACGAGAACATCAAAGAGCGCATCCTCATCACACCGCGGATGAAGGCGGCCTGTCTCTACTATCACCGGGAGCGGCCTTGGTTGATCGACTTGAAGGACGGCGACATGAAGCTCTGCCATTTCTGCATGGCGAGTATCGACGCCCGCGCGATCAAATGTCCCAGGTGCAACGAGATCGTGGATGCGGTGCGGTTCGCGGCGCTGAACGCTGACCGCAAGCAGGTTACGAAAGAAGCGCTCTCCGCGAAGTGAGCACTCCGGATGACACGCTCGACATCACGCGACGGCTTGAGAACCTGCGCTCCACCTGCGATCAGCTTTATCACGCACTCTACGAAAAGAACGAGTTGATTGCGGAGTTGCGCGAGGAAGTGGAGCGGTTGCGAAACACCGCACGCATTATTACTGACGACGAAACGACGCCGTAAAGGAGTAAAAGTATGGCTGGCTACGTGCCCGATGAAGGCGAGACTCTCATCGCAAATATCATTCACAAGCGTACTCATGCGGATAGAGATGCAGATCTTGAGCTTGGGCTGTTCACGAATGCGTCTCCGGGAGAAACCATCACGCACGGTGCCATCACGGAACCGACAGGAACTGGATACGCGCGGATCACGTTGACGGATGCTTCCTGGAGCGTTACAGGAGATACCGCAAGTTACGCGCAGCAAACGTTCACTGGCGGCGCGGGCGGCTGGAGCGGCAGCATACGCGGCTACTTTATTTGTACTAAGTCGAGCGGTGGAACCAAACGTCTTTTGTACGTGGAAGTGGACGCAGGAGGTCCTTACACGATCAACAGCGGGGACACCTACAAGATAACCCCTAACATAGTTCTAGCAGGTTAATACCTGAATATCCTAAATACTGATGCTCTGGACACCCGCCAACGATTTCGGTTGGAGCCTGGACAACTGGGGCAGCACGTTCAGCGGAACGGGCCTGGGCGCATCGATTAACTCGCACGCGACGAACGCGAACCAGAAGGGCACGGCGTCTTCCATCTGGGCGGGCAGTTCGGTAACGACCGATGTGTACGAAGTGTTCATTACTTTCTTCACATCGTCAGTTGCCGCTAACCGCTTTCTTGCGGATATCCTGGTCGATCCTGCGGGCGGCTCCTCGTGGAGCGTTCTGATTAATAATCTGGCGATCAATACGCCGATCATCGGGATCGGCGGCTGCTGTTATTACTTCCCGATATTCATTAAGGCAGGAACGAGTATCGGTATTCAGCAGCAGTGCTCGCTGGCCAATACGTCGATCCGTTACATGATCATGCTGCGCGGCAAGCCGTCGCATCCGGAGGTGATGCGCGTCGGATCGGTGGTCGAGACCATCGGCGCAGTGACGGCGTCTACGGAAGGCACGAGCTTCACTCCAGGCACGAATGCAATGGGCAGCTACTCATCCTCTCTCGGTACGCTCACGCGCAATGCGTTCTATTTTCAGTGCGGCATCCTGATCAACGACGCGACACAAACGGCGATGATCATGGGCACGAACGTGGAAGCCGGGGACGCGAGCAACAAGATCATGGTGGGGCAGGGCTACTGGCACGCGGAGCCGGGAACTACGGAAACGGCTAGCAAGGGCTGTGTGCCGTTCGGTGGGACGGGCTACCGCAACGTGCCGAAGGGCGCGAACATCTACGTGCGCGGATGGGCAACCGCTACTCCCGATTCCGCGAATTCAGCCATCGTCTATGCGGTGACGTGATGCCGGTGACGCAATACCGTACCAAGAAAAACTTGGGAACCAACTATCAGCGGTGCCTGGACGACATGACGTCGCTGTTTCAGGATTTGACGATGTACAAGGGCAACCGCTGGCCTGTGGATCTCAAGTTGGCCGAGTTTCAACTTAACCGGAACGATGGACGCTTCTACTTCAAGATGACTGATGCGTTTCCTCTCAGTTACGACATGGACGATTTCCAGGTAGAACTCTGGGTGGGGCCGCTCCCGTAGCATGGCAATCACGGAAGCGTGGGCAGGATCAGAGGCGATCAGCACTACGGAATGGTCTTTGCCGCGTGATGCTTCGTACGATATTGCGCAGCCCCAGACTACCGATGGTGTGTATCAGGCTTTCATCGATGTATCGGACATGACCGGAGGGGATGAATTGCAGATCAGAGTCTATGAGAAAGTGCAGTCAGGCGACACGCAGAGAATTGTTTATGAAGCTACTCTGTACGGTCCACAGAGCCCTCCGATATTCGTCACTCCATCGTTGGTCCTAATTAATGGTTTCGACTTTACCGCGGACGCAATTTCCGGTACCGTCAGCTGCACCTGGAGTATCCGTAAAGTAGCATGAGTTGGGTCTGGCAACCCCTTCCGGCAGCGGGAGGGCTTGGCGGGACAAACGATTACACGCTGGCCGGTGCGGTTACTGTCTCTCTTGCGGTCACCGGCACTCCGGACTACAGCTTCACCAAGTCATTCTCGGGTTCGGTGACGGTGACAGCATCGCCTGCCTCTGCGATGGACTATGACCGGCACGCTGTGCTGGGTGGTTCCGTCACCGTCACCGTTACTCCAGCCGCGACAGCGTTTCTCTACAATCACAACTACGCGAAGACCGGGGCCATAACGGTCACGGTTTCTCCGTCCGCGTCGGTTCTGAATTATGACCGCAATATCGTGCTGGCCGGTAGTCTCACGGTCACGGCCACGCCAGCGGCCACGATGCTGGTCAACCGGCACCGCACGTTCAGCGGAAGTATCGCTGTCACGGTCACGCCTGCTGCGACGGTCCTCAACTACGACCGAAATATTGTGCTGGCTGGTGCGGTCACGGTCACGGTGTCACCGGTTGCATCATTCCTCGATTACACCCGCAACGCTTCGATTGCCGGCGCGATTACCGTTACCGCCACGCCCGCGGCTAGTTTCAGCTTTACTGCCGCGACCGGTTACGTCCTGAACGGCAGTGTAACAGTCAATATCGCGGTGGCTGCTGCTCTCGACCACACCTTCACGGTTGTCCGCACCGGAAATATCACGGTCACGGCTGCGCCTGCTGCTTCGTTCCTGCACTATACGCGCAACGCTTCCTTGACCGGAGCGGTCGCGTTAGATGTGGCGGTTGCCTCGACGCTCGACTACACCCGTAATGCTTTCCTAAGTGGAGCGGTTGCCGTCAATCTCGCAGTATCCGGTGCCCCAGATTACACTCGCAACGCTTCAATTTCAGGCGCGATTGCGGTGGGCATTGTCCCGTCGAGCACGCTTGCATACAACCGCAACTATACGCTGGCGGGCACGGTAACCGTTGCTTTTGCGCCCGCTTCCGCTTTCGATTACACGCTGAACGCAGTGCTGGACGGCACGGTCACGGTAACGTGCACGCCGTCATCGACTACTGAGTACAACCACCATTACGTACTGGCGGGGAGCGTCCCGGTCATCATCGCCGTTCAATCCGCGATGGGCTTTAATGCCGTATCGGTGGAGTTGGCCGGGTCGGTGACGGTAAACGTCACAGTCTCCAGCCTGATGGCCTACCGGCTGTTCGTGCCTGGGGCCGGGGCAGTGCGGATACCGTTCGACTTGCGGGAAGCAGAGATCCTTGCAGACAACCGCACGATGTTCGTGCCGCGGCAACCGCAGCCTTACGCCTTGCCTGATCCGCGAGACATCCGGGTTCCCATCGATCCGCGAGAAGAAGAAGTGTTGGTATGACGTTCGTTAAGGACCCGGCAGCGACAGTGGATTACGAGATGGACTGGGCGGCGTATCTGGAAGGCTCTACGATTACCTCCAGTTCGTGGAGTGTGTCTCCTGGGGGGATGACGATCACCAATCAATCGAATACTCCTACGCTCACCACGGTATGGCTGGCTGGCGGCACGGTGGGCGAGCGCTACACAGCGCGTAATCTTATCACCACATCGACCGGGCAGACTGACAGCCGGGGCATAACGATCACTATTGCTTATCGCTAGATGATTTCGACCGTGGCGCAAGTAGATACGCGCGTACTTGCGCTACTGGACGACCCTTTAGCCGCTACGTTCACGCAACAGATCCGCGAGCAGGGCTTTGGCGAAGCGTGGGATGCGATGCGCGCCGCCATGGTCCAGTACCAGGTTCCCTTCATTACTGAGATCGTCACTTCTGCGCTCGCTCCCATGAGTCCGGTGATGTATCCCGGCGATGCCGGAATCGTGGGATTCGGAGAACTGGTCGAACTGGAGGAGCGGCGCTATGGCAGTACGGAACACTTTCGCTGCGTGTGGGAGGTGGACGAGCTTCCACAGCGTGATCCCGGTGAGATTCTGGGCGAATTCGTCTGGCGTCAGGATGCCTTTCACTTCGTTGGCGCCACCACACAGCGCGAGGTTCGTATCACCTATTGGGATACCGGGCAGGCCCCCACTTCCGGTGCGACCGGCGTTGACGGCGCACTGACGTTTCTCTCCAAATACGAAGCCGCCATCATCGGGCCGCGCAAAGGATATGACGAATTGGGCGCGAAGTACATGCGTGAAGCGGTGGGGGTCCGCTACGAGGAAGGCATCATCGGCGGCGCTCTGTTCCGGTTGATTCAGCCGATGGTCCGGTCCCGGCAACGGGTTCAGGTGGCGCCGATGCCCTATAGCGTGATGGGGCGGCGTTCGGCGCGGCGTGGGTTGCCTTATATCGCCGCAAATTCACCGACTGGGGGTGCGGATATGCCTGCGATCTTTAAGACTTTAGATGGCACGCTAACCGGCAGTGCAGATGGAACGAATCCGTTTTTCTTTCTTTCTTATCCTGTGCGCCGGGTGATTGTGACGCTTAACGGTATCACCTTGATGCAGGACATGCATTTTTTCCATACGACAAACAGAATCACGTTTATCCCTCCATACATACCGAATATTGGTGCGGATGTGATGGTACAGGGGTGGCTCTGATGCGTGGTCTCTTTCTCTTGCTGTGTGCCGGTAAAATGTTCGGGCAGACGCTGCTTCAGCAGAATCTTGATGTGCGTACATATGACTTTGCGCGCACGTCTCCAGCAGGAGCCAGCGGTGCTATCAGCGCCGGCGGAACCAGCGTCATTACGCTGAAGCCGTGTCCTTATGGGCTGTCAACATCCCATGCGGTACGGATCAGAGACGCATCGTCGTCAGAGGTTGTGATTCCGTCAGTAGTAGCGTGTCCGGGTGGCGCCCCATCTGGAACAATTACGATACTGACTTCAAATTCTTATACGGGGTGGTCTGTAGGTAGCGCGACAGCAGGTATTCAGGAAGCGTCCAATTCCTATGACACTTTTTCTCTCGGTGGCGTAGTTCTGTTCGTGCCTGGCGGAACCCGAACGATTTATGCGCCGATCAAACTTAAATCGACGGTCACGGTTCAAGGGGTTGGCAACACCGCCGAGGGCACCCGGTTGAAGGCCGGATCTGCAAATCTAAAGATTTTTGATGATGTGTACCGTGACCCCGGTTCGTCCTACGATGACATCACAATTCGGGATCTGACCTTAGTGGCATTTGATGAATCCGGACCAAACACTAATGTTGGCATAAACATGCAGGGAGTGGAGGGAAATCAAAAAAACACTATTATGGTGAGCAATGTCTCGTGTACGAATTTGCGATACTGCCTGTATATCGATGGCGTCAACAATCTGAAGGCGCGTGGTATTACTACTTTTGCTTACTCCCCAATATTTATTGGGGGCTCTGGTACTCATCCCGCAGGTACGATGTCGCAAAACATCAGCATCGATGGAATGATTGTTGCCGGTCCTAGCGATTGGAGCGGGTCTGGGACTGATCCTATTATCCGTATCAATAAAGTAGGGACAGTGAACATCAACGACATGCGCACTATAGCCAATCTTCCGGCGACACGGAGTGGGATCGTCGTGGATATAACGGGCGGCGGCGTAGCTGAAGACGTGAACATTCGCAACGCGCTGATTATTGGTGGGAATATCGCATACAAATATGTCGGGGCCAGTTTTAGCAGCCTGACAGACTCTACCGCTGACTTACAGTCGGTTGGTGCAGTATTTTTGTCCGGTGCTACGCAGATCAAGGTCTCTGATAACGTAATCACAGATTCGGCAGTTTATAATGGCACGACTCCCTGTAATTACCAGTATGGAATTACAGCCACGTCCGGATCTCATGAAATTATGATTAGCAATAATATCGTCACCGGAGGTTATTATGGTCTGCAATGTGGTGATGCCATTACGATGGACGGCACTACGGGTGAAGTATCTGTGATCTCCAATGATATCTGGGCGGCTTCCAGGGCGGGTCAGGCGCGCGGTATTGTGATTACAGACGGATCTCAAGGGCCTGTAGTCGTCGGCAATAATTTTAGGGATTCCGTGATTTCGCCGGTGACCGGAATCACGACAGCGACCCCTGCTGTGGTTAGTTGTGACAATGTGGCGGGAGGCATCTTTGACCTTAAATATCGTATAGGGTCTATCGTAACATTTGATGGAGGCACTGGAGATTGGTCGCGTCTGTCCGGAACCAAATGGACGGTAACCGCAGCGACAACAACAAACTTCACAATTAATTCGTTAGGAGCGACAGGATTTACTGGCTCCCCGCCTACCAGAGTATTTCATGCCGGCGTAGGTATTCAGGATTTTACTTCCGGCGAAATATTGGGAGACCCCCATGGACGTACAATTTATGCCAATCGTATACCGCAATCCGCTACTCTTCCCCTGGCGCATGGCATGATTAATGGTTTCAGCGGCCAGTTTCCAGGGGGCTATACGGCAGCGTGGGGCCACTATGAAGTGGCTAAGGTTGCAGTGGGATATGGAAGTGCGGCAAGTTCCTGTACGGCACCGGGGGGGTGCTGGAAAGTAACAGATCCGCGAGGAGCAATTACGTACTCTAATATTGTGGGATCGGATCAGCAGGTTGTGGTGGCTTCTCTTCCGGCAGGTACCTTCGTGGAGGCGGCGCGGATACAAACAACAACCGCGTTTGCAAATGTAACAACGGCACAAGCGCAGTTAGGTCTGAATACGGACTTTGATTTTTTTATCTCTGCTCCGTATGACCTGAAGGCCGCGGTGAGCGCAACTAATTTTTCCCCGCAGGATGGCAAGCTAGTCAACTACGGCGGTACTCACAATTTGCCGATTGGCACGAATTTGGTGCTCCGCATCGCGGCGACTGGGGGTAATCTGGATGTCCTGAATAATGGGGCATCCGTAGCAGTGTGGGTTAAGTGGGCAGTTCTCAGGTAGTAATCACACAACAATAAGGAGAAGTAAAAACATGGCAGACGCAACAATTGCGGTGGCCGCGTCCAACTCTGGACGTGTCTCTGCAGTCAATACTCTCGCGGCGATCAGGGCAACGATCACCGCCACGTCAACGGTATACGCGACAGCAACAGGTGGGCTTCCCATTGATCTGTTTTCGGTTCTTAGATCTGTGAGTAACCCGGCCTACCCGATAAACGGCAGGGATATTTTGACGATCATTAGCGACACGCCCGCAGGCAACCAGGTAGGCGCGTGGACGGCCGGCACACAGACCGCTACGAGTGCTCCGGGAACCATCAGGATCTACAGCGCCGCGGCTACGGAATTAGCGGACGGTGCAGTTACAGCGACGTATCCGGTGCTGATCCTTTTATCGCGCGGGGGCGCCAACTAGATCGCAGTGAAATATTAGCCGCGCTGTTTAAACGGCGCGATTAGCTGAGAGGAGAACAATATGGCAGTGATTCCTTCAAGCGGCAAGGACCGCAACTGGGTAGCGGTTCTGCGGCGCACGATGAGTGCGGCCTGGTGGGGCAACGATGTCCGGAACATCGATCAAGCCCCTATCGCTCTGCACAATGAGCCCCTCCTTGTGGTCAACGAGGCGGGCACGGGATACGTGGAGGTCTTGCGGGTCGGTCCCGGTAACCGCATCATGATGGGAGACCAGCCCAAGATCATTAAGTTTGAGTCGCGGAGTGTCGGTACTTCCAGCGGCAGGCGGTTCTGGATCAGCGATGGGGATTACACCATCGTGGGGATTCAGGAAGTGCATGCGACTGCGGAAACAACGGCGGCAACCATGACGGCTTCCGTGCAGAAGGTTTCCGCAGCGGGTGTGGCGCAGAATTTGCTGCTGACCGGCCTGAACATGAAGGCCACCGCCAACGTGGTGCAGACCGCAGCGATCAACACGACCACGCCGGGCGTGCTGAGCATTACGACCGGTGACCAATTCAACTGGACGACATCGGTGGCAGGTACGGAACTCGCGGGCGTGGTGCTCGAAGTGTACCTGATGCCGGGACAGCGGAATAATCAGGTCAACCACTATTTCGCGAATAACGGCGCGATCGATTCGGTGTTCTATCTGGCGACTCGCCCGATGGTGATCACGCGCATCGATTACACGCACGCCAGCGCGGCCAGCGGCACCTGTACCTTTCAGGTGGAGATTGAGAGCGGTACGACGGCGCCGGGAGCGGGTTCTACTGCGGTTCTCACGACTCCGTTTGATTGTCAGGGAACGGCATTGGTGATCCAGAACGGCGTATTGTCTGCCAATACGCGCCTGAATCCCGGCGACCGGCTCTCTATGGATTTCACGGGAACAACGACGGGACTGGCGGGTGGCCAGCTCACCGTAACCTTCGCTCCTTACGATGACCGGAAGGATATCGTGTTCAATGCGCCCCTGAATGCCAATAATCAGGACGCACCGTTTTTCATCGCAGACCGTTCCTACGAGATTGTTGCGGCATCGGCGATCTGGTCTACAGCCGCGACGGCGGGCGCAAACGCGCAACTGACGGTGTGCAGCGGCACGCAGGACGCGGCTTCCGGCCTGGACATCATTGCCAACGACACCAATGCCGGTTTTCAAATTGACGGCACGGCGAACACGGTGGAGGTCGGAACGTTTATCGCGGGCCGCAACTTCCTGTTTGCCGGGGACCGGTTGGGCATCGACTACACGGTGACCACGAGCATCCTGGGGCTCAACATCACGGTAACACTTAGACCCGCTTAAATGTCGGTTAGACATTGGATCGAGCGTCGCCGCAAAGGACCGCGGGGCGCTTGGTCCGCGCTTGATCAGGTCATTGAAGG